AAACTATGCTCAGATTAATATTTATCTTATTGTTTAGCACTTCAGTGCAAGCAACAGATCCTACGTTTACTGTAGGTACTGAATCTCTTATTAATATACAAAACAACGGCACTGCTCTAAACCTCGGTGACGATCAAATGTCTGGAATGAAACCTCTTGGCTTTGACTTTGAGTTTTATGGTTCTACGTTTGATAATGTAAACATATCTATGAACGGTTTCTTTACCTTTCAAAACAATTTCTCTGTGCCCAGGAACAGAAACTACTTATCAGAAGTTATACCTGCTACCTCTTTTAATTACACAGTATATCCTCTTTGGACAGATTTAATTAATAATGGCACACAAAATCCCTACATCAAAACCTTTGGTAATACAGCAGATACAGATCAATACTTTGTAATTGGATGGTACAATGCAAGAGAGTATAACAATTCTAATAAAAATTCTTTTGAGGCTATCTTATACGAAACGACAAATGTTATAGAGTTTAGATATGATAAAATAAATATATCAAACCATGATATAACTATAGGATTACAAGGTAATAATGAAGCTGTAACTTACTTAAGATATGAAGACACCAACAGCACGACCTATAGTGAGACTGATGATTTTAGTTTAACTACAGCAGAAGTTGTAGATGAATCATTTAGTAACTTATCTTCTGAGTGTTTAGTTGATTCTGATTACTCAGAACTTTGTGATGTATATGATTTAACATTTGATACAGAAGAAGATGACGATTTTTATTTACAAGGCTCAGGAGTTTCTGATGCCATGTTGTTAGGCTATGATGATGAGGAGGATTTTTATGGGTTCAACACTGAAGAAGTTTATACAGGAACATCTGTTTTTTCTGCGGTTACTGATAGCAGGGATGGTGGCGGTACTTACTATGATGACATTGGTAGCATTAGCTATTTTGACTATGATACAGGGGATGTAATAGAAAATGAAGACACTTTTGATAATTTTGATATACTTGATTTTGGGGATTATACTTTGGATAATAGTGAAGAAGGAACACTAGCTTTTATAGAAATAGATTTAGATGTGTTACCACTACCAGATACACTACCTGACATAAGACTAACTGAAGACGAGTTTGTAGAGTTTGCTCAACATATGGATGAACATTTTGATTTTGAAGATGAAATGGATAGAGAAACATGGGATGAGCAGTTTGAAGACTTTGAAGAACCTATCGAAGAAGAAATAGAACAAAGAGAAGAACTAGAGGAGCAGTATGAAGAAGAAATATTAGAAGAAGAGGAAGAAGCATTAGATGAATCTATTGATGAGATAAGCCCAGAAGAAGTGGAAGAAGGTAATCCGGAAAGGTCTGAAAGAAGAAGACAACTAGTAAGAAACAACATTAATGCTACAAATAGAACAACTTCAAATATAGTGAACTCTAGTATATCTGCAGGACAATCTTCACAAAATGTGAACTCAGGTGGTAGCTCTTCTAGTGCTGTTGTATCATCAAGTGGTGGAGGTGTTTCTACATCTAACTCCCCTAGTATATCTGCTCAAATATCTGCAGCACAAGTACAAACTAATACAGTACTACAATCTATAGAAGTTATACCTATGCCTTCAATGGACAATACACCTTCTGTTGCTATGGCAGAGGTCCAGGTAACCACTATGGAAAATCAAATACAAAATGTTACATCATCTGTAATGACATCGTCAGAAGCAGATCAAATAGCAGAAGAAGTAGTTGCTAGTAACATAAGACAACAACAAGAAAATTCCCAGGCTCAACAAGAAGAGTCTGGTGAATATGATTCTCAAGGCCAAACTAATTTAATTGCCTTTATGAATTATGTACCAAACTTTAATAGTTATTCGGCTGTTACTATACCAGATCAAACAAACTGGTATCAGCCTACTCAGATATATGCAGACGCTGTGTTGAGGGACAATGGTAATGCATATGGAGAACTAGTTAATACTAGTATGAGTACTTTGTACAATGTGATGCAATCACAACCTGTACAATTATTTATAGATAGGAGATAAGTATGAAAAACATATTACCAAAGCTACAGCAGTACATCACCATCGTGGGGGTTATCACTGCAATCGGAGGTGGCTTCTACACCTGGGGACAATTTAACTTACGTCTTGATAATATAGAAAAAAGAAAATTTAAGACTGTTAATATTGCACCTTTAGAAACTAAAGTAGATAGCCTTGAAAAAAGATTAGATAGAGTTGAAGGTAGAGTTGACAATATTGGTAACAACGACAATCCTTTAGCTAATTAATTTATATTGTAAATAGTATCTATGGATACAATTAATTTGATTAATAGTATAAAATAAGTATAACTGTCCTCAACACATAAGGAGGCAGTCGTGCAGTATTTTATAGGGTTAAGTTCAATATTTACTCTTATAACATGCATATTAAGGGTAATATAAAAATTTTAGCATGTTTTTGAAAAAAAAGATCTCATAAATGAGTTCTAAGAGGGTTTTGATACCTTCCTAATAGTAAAGCTCCCAAAAGAACTAATTTGTCTCAGGGAGCTTCTATGAGGCTTACAGAGGATTTAGGGGTTTTTTAAGGTTTATTTCTTGTTTCCAACGTATAAACCGAACCAAGCAGCTCCTGCACCCACAATTACTGATACAAAAGCTGATTGAGCATTAGTTGGATCAGGTAAAGTCATAAACCACATACTAGTTTTATAAAACATTACTCCATACAAACTAATTAATAGACGAGGGAACACTCTCCACTTGTCAAATCCTTCGGCATTATTATACCAGGACTTTTTTTCTACTTGTACTACTTTAATTTCTTCCGCCATTTATTTCTCCTTATGCAAATCCTGCCATATCACGAATCTTTTGTTTAACTTTTTCTTCTCTAGCTATCTCTAGCTTGGCACGATCATCTCTTTCTTTTTTAGTACTATGTGCATACACTTGTTCAAAGAATGAAGTGTCATGACTATTAAAAGAATCATAAAATTCATCTACACTAAGCTCATATGATGTTAAAGTTTTTAAATTAAATAAATATACTATAGACATTATTTACTCCTTGCTTTGAATAAACGATTCCCAAACCAGAAACTAATAATGGCAGCAAAGATGGTTTTTGATTCCTCATCCCAGGCAGCTAGTATAGCAGGTAGTAATTCTTCTCCACCTTGCATAGCTAACATTACATAAGTAATTTTAACAAATGCAAATATACTAAAGAAAGCATATGTTATAACTGGTCTTACCGATGCCTGTAAAGCAGATACAAATGTAGATTTGTTTGCTTGTGCTAATGACTCAGCGTGTTTGTACAAACCTTTTACTTCTTCTATGTCTGCTTCTGCATCTAGTTCTTTTAATTTTAGTTTACTTAGTTCTGAAGCGTATTTAGCTTTAGCTTCAAGCATAAGTAGTTCTTGTTTATTGGCTTGTTTCTTTTCAAAGAATCCTAATACAGAGGGAAGAAAAGAAGTTCCAAAGCCAAGAACTGATCCAAGTAACGACAGCATTACTCAACCTTTTCGTTAATTTTAACAGCTTGTAAACCTCTAAGTTCTTCCATTAGTTGAAAGACACTTTTATAATCTAGCTGTCCTAAAACATTAACAACTTTATTTAAAGTTTCTAAAGTTATTACATATGTTTGAGGCACTTCAGGTTTTTCTTCCTGCTCAAATGCTTCATTTACATCTGGGGTATTTGGATCATCTGCAATAAATTTTCCATCTTCTGTACGTGCACGTTTTTTTGTCATATTATTCTCCATCAAATTGAACATCAAAATCAAGGTGAGGTAAATCCTCCTCCTCATGAATACTTTTCTTTTTTATATCTATACTGTCAAAAACAAATCCTGCAGTTCTTAGTATAGCATCTAGATGAAAAACTACATCCTCTAGATTAGAGCACGCAAAAGTGTAACGTGCATTAAAGTCATAAGATGTACCTGTGTCATCTTTTATTTTTATTTCAAAGTGTGTCATTATGTTATATCCACTATTTCACAAGAATCAGCAGTACAAGCCAACTCTTGGCCTCCTCGTGTGCTATCTTCTTTTTCTAACTCAGAAAGATCTTGCCAATTAATATTCTTAGGCATTCTCTTTTTAAGATCTAGGTATTCTTCTTTAGTACATTCCTGGTAAGGAGCTTGTTTGTAAGTATGATCTGAGTGAGGCAAGAAAGATATTCCTGCAACATCATTAAAGTTTTCATAAACCCATGCACCCACATCAAGCCATTCATCTTCTTTTACAGTTATTGTAACAGAAGGTTTATGCTCACACCAATTCTTTTGGTATTTAAGCCACAAGTTTAATTGTTCTAAAGCACCAGTATCATTACGTGTAACTGCTTTTTTAGGAGATTTTACAGGAAAACTAAAAACTACAGTGCTATCTGGTTGCATAATGTCATCTTCTACAGGTACACCTGCTGATTGCATAAACTGTGTTAAAGGATCTTTTTTGTCTCCTCTAACAGTTCTAATGTAGTATTCAGAATGCCTAGCATGAATACCAGAAGCAGAGTCTACTAATTGAGATACAGTTCCAGAAGGCTTTACACAAGTTATAGCAGTCGATTGAGGTATACCTAATTGTTCTGATAATCCTAAATTTGTATCAACAGCTACCTGTTTTAGTTGTGAAAGTAGATCAGATAAGTATCCTGCAGATGCAGTATTTAATAATTCATTATCCATGATACCTGTAAGAGAAACACCAAGAAGTCTTTCTTCTTCTGTATTATCTTTCCATATCTTTCTAAGGTATTTTAAATCGGTTAAAGTAGATTGTATTGTACCGAGGATTGTAGCTAACTCAATCTTTCTTTCTAAATCCACTATTTTATCATCTGCTCTAACAACTACTTCTGTTAAATTACAAAACTGATATGGCCTTAATATAATCTCAGAGCATGGATTAGTACCAAAATCATAATCTGCATTTCTTCTACCATTCTCTAATGACTTTTCTACTGCAGATTGTCTATTGTATATGCCACGTTCACCTGATTTAGAATTATATAATGTAAGCCATTCTTTCATAAAGATACCTATAGGTGGTTTTTCTTTATAACACACAGAGTTATTAGCCAATGCTCTTTGACCTTCATTATTCCACCACTCACCAGATTTAGCTAGAGCCATTTCCTGGTCTTGTAAATCAGATAGACTAATAAGTGCAGAACGTCTTACTCCACCTACTACTACAACAGAACCTATCTTACACATGATGTCGTGGCATTCTATAGATTTTAATTTTCTTCCTGCTGCACCTTTAAATATATTTACAGTAAATCTAAACAGATCATCTAAAGGATCAGGACCACTTGATCTACCACCAAATGTTTTAAGCCTTGCACCTGCAGGTCTTAGTTTAGATAAATCCCAACTAGGTATCTGACCAGAATATAATAAATGAATTAATTCTTTATAACCTTTAGCCCATCCTGTTTTGCTGTCACCGACTACAATAGTTGTTTCACTATCTTCAAAAGATTCGTTAACTGTTGGTAATTGTTTAGTATACTTTCTTTCTACAGAAAAACCTACACCTGTACCACACATAAGTATGTATAAGCATTCATCAAAAGATCTAACGCTGTCTACAGGTAGGTAAGAACAATTATATGCAGCTACATGACATCTTTCTAAAGCAACACCTGCTGTCATTAATGCTCTCATAGAAGGCATAATCTCTAGGTTAAGAACAGCATCCTGTAGTTCTTTTCTTTTTTCTACAGACAAACTAAAGTTATTATTTTCTTTAGTATGTTTTTCTAAATAATTAAAATACCTATTGACTGTTTCTTCCCAGGTTTCTCTTCTGTTTTCTTCTTCAATCCATCTAGCATATCTAGAAACGTGAATAAAGCTTTGATAATCTGTGGGTAAACTTATACTATTGCTTTTTGTTAAATCATATACTCCCATTCTTCTTTCCTTTTAATTTATTTTTGTTATCAAAATAGGCTGTGTTCCAACCTCGTAGCCATTCCTTATGGCGTACATTATTTTCTCCATAAGGATTTTTTAATATTCCTCGTGAAAAAGCTCTAAAGCCCTCATCGAACTGAATACGAAGGGGAGGCCATTGTCCTTTTCGAGGTCTTGATCTTCTCGACTTCGATCCCTTCGATGTCATAGAACGAGTCTCGTATGATCTGTTCGATCTCATCTCTTACATCTCCATCTATAGGTAGTGGGTATTCTTCTGGGTTAATCTCTAAACTAATCGTTAAATTTAATCTCATCTTTTAAGTCTGCATCCAAACGGACAATGCCTATTAGCTTGTCCAAATACCAACGTGCTTTTTGTAAATCTTCTAAAGCACGATCCTTATAGGTATATCTCCAAATGTATTTTAAGATTGCTCCCTTTAAATACCCTCGAAATTCTTTTTCTCCCATAGATGCTTCGATAGCTTCTATAGCTTCTACTTTACCATTGTTATAATGAGATGGGTAGTTTACTGGATCATCTTTTTTAGTCATCATTACCCCATTGATTAAAATAAATTACGTTATCTTTTTTTACTGCTTTTTTTTCTTTTTCTGCAGGTGCTTTAGTAATATTATAAAAGTGTGTGGCATACTCAACAATTTCTTCATTATCTCCACAATAACTAAAGCCAACCATAGCACGAGCAAGGTCACTAATTGCGTCAACCATGCCATAAGAGTCATCATGTTTTTTAGGAAAATGTATATTAGTTGAGTGATTCCAGTCTCCTTCTTCATTCTTACCAGGCTTTAATAATATTACTACTTCTTCGTCATCTACTTCAAGTATTCTTTTCATCTACAACCTCATCTTCATTTGTATAGTAAAACCACCTTGGCTCTCTAGCTGAGGATGCTTCTTGAGGTTTGTATTCTAAATTAGGCCAACAGCTAAATTTATAATCACACCAATAGCATTCTTCACCTAAAACTCTTTTACCTGTAGGTACTTTACGAAACTTTTCTTCTATAGAATCAAAGCATCTTTTAAAAGGTACATCAGATTCTAGTTTTTTCATTTTATCTAATGCTTGATCTACAGTTTCTTGTACTTCTTCTTCGGTAGACTCATCATCTAAATAAGATATTTCTCCACTAGACTTATTAACTGCCCACCAACCACCAACTTTTTTCTTAGCTCCTTTAGAATAGAGATGTAGTTGCGTAAGATAACCAAAACTGTCGTGAGACTTTAAACCTTCAAAACTTAAAAACTTATTTCTAAAAGCCCAGGGACTACAAGATTTAATATCATCTACTTTATTATCTACATATAAGTCAGTTTCACCTGTTAATTTTTCAGTAATCTCTATATTGTCACCTTCTTTATAGTCAACACCAGACGATTTTAATATAGCTTTTAATATAGCTTCTATAGCATCACCAAAGGTAACAATCATTTTAAAGGTATAAGGTTTGTCTTCTGCTCTTGCTCCTGCTTTAGCTAATTGCAGTTGACATAAAGGTTTTCCTAAATTAGAGGGTCTTGGTTTAAAAGAAAAATCTTGAGGAGTAAATTGTTTTTTTAGAGCCTGTTTAAAATCTTCGGCAGCTTGGTCAATTATCTCCTCAGACATTGATACCTCTCCTCTGTTAGCAGACTCAAGGTAAGCTATTACTCTAGCTAAATTATCATTCATTATTCAGGTAACGTATCAGTAACTTCAATAAAATCGTTATCAATAACTGTAGCGTCTACATCACTTGTGTAACGCTTTGCTTCATATGACCTGGCACGAATGTTATCATTATGTCCTGTAACATATGTTAAGAAAGCTCTATTAACTTCCATATCAGCTTCTGTAAAAGGTACAGCTTCAGATGTAATAGTAGGTGTTACTACATACCAAGATATAGCACCAGATTGTTCTAGTTTAAAATTAAGTTTTACTTCGTGTTTAAATGGCATCTTCTTAGTTTTATAAAATTGAGACATAACATCTCCAAAGTTTTTATATGTTCCTCTATTAGATATTTGAAACATAATAGGAAGGTTATCAAAACTTACAGGATCTTTACCTTCGCCTACAAAACCTTTTTCTACTCGGAGTAAACCAAATACTACACGATATCTTTTAGCACCTCTCCACCAATTCTTACGGTCTTCTGAAAGGTTATCCCAATCATCTACCTTAAACTTACCACAATTTACACCACCCTCTTCATCAAGAGCTTCTTCACTAGGATGTTTAACAAATACAGATTTATTAACATAACGGCCTTTTAAATCATTACCATCTTTGTCTTGCCAAGTAGCATTCTCATCGTACCTTTGATAAAAAAATCTTTGTTGAAATATTCTTATATATGCGTCTTCAGCATATACAACACCATGCTCTGGATGATATACTTTTATAGTACCATCAGGTATCTTATTGCCTTCTGCATCTCTTGCCTTATTATTTACAGTTACACGAGGAAATCCTGGTGCATTTGCAGCAGACTGTTCTGTTTCGTTTACAAAACCAAACTCTCCTGCTATTTGATCGTAAGGTAAATTATCTATATCTTTTATCGTTAGTGCATTCTCTGTCATGCTATTCTCCTGTCTATATTGTTATCTGTTATATCTAAATTCGTTAGTTTGTCAACATCTATTTCAGTCATTTCAAACCAATCATCACCTATTTTTAACTCTACTTCCATAGGTACATCTAAGGTTAAATTAAATATTTTATCCATTGCAGGTCCAACACCCATCATAGCTTTATAAATAAGCTTAGGCACTATTTCTAATTCATCTGGATGTATATCAATTACTATAGAATCATGTACTGTGTTTATAAATTTACTCTTTAAATTCATAGACTTAGTAATGTTATTATAAAGCACACAAGATAAAGGCACAAGATCAGCAGTTGCTCCACTTTGTACAGGATAATTTTTTATCTTGGTTGCTTCAGTAACACCATTACGTAATCGTTTAACTTCTGGAAAAGCAAATTGTCTACCTGTTACTGTAGTAATTTTTTTATGTAGCATAACTTCTTCTTGAAGATCTGTATGCCATTTAGCTATACCACTGTACTTTTTCATAAATGATTTATTGTATTCCATTTCAGCAGCAGATCCTTTTACACCACCATATAGAGGTCTAAATGTTCTAGCCTTAGCATCTTGTCTTGAAGTCTTTTGACCTGCTTCTGTAAGAACCTTAGAGGTGTAGGAATGTACATCAAAGCCTTCATCTATTTCTTTACGACCTGTAGCATCATCGCTCATCCATACAGCTATTCTAAATTCTAATTGACCAAAGTCAGCTTCTAATATTTTACCGCCAGGAAAACGAGATACTACTGCTTTTCTTACTGTAGCTGTACCACCACGAGGTAAGTTTTGAAAGTTAGGATTAGATGAAGATAGTCTACCTGTGCCTGTTCTTACTTGAGATACCTGGGGATGAAGAATACCATTGATTACATTCTTGCGAATACCTTTGCAAAACGAATTGATATAAGTATCTAGTGCATTAATACGTTGCATATTAGTTAAAAACTGATGAGCAACTTCTAGGTTGTGTTGTTTAGCAATGACTGCCAAGCCTGCTAACGTAGTTTTATCTGTTGCGAAACCATGTGACATAACTTGTTGCACATGTGTTGGTGAAAATTTAAAGCCTGCTACATCCGAGGTGGCATCATAAACATAGCCAGTACCAATGCAATGCTTACACATAGGCTGAATTTTGTATGGAGATCCATCTTTTTTTACCTTATATTGTTTTCCTGTACCTTTACAATCAGGACATTTTCTTACAGTTGTTTTACTTACAATCTTAGTTTGTTTTTTAATTTGCTTTTGAAACTCTTGTTTAGGCATTCTAGGGCGATACTTTTTTTTACCACTAGCTGTAGTACCTATATTAAAAGTTTCAGCCCAAAGCTCTTTATCTACAACACTTCTAGACCATATAATTTCAGAAAGCTGCTCAGGTGATGATAGATTGTAAGGCCTATCTCCCATGACACATTTAATTATCTTTGTATTTTGGATAGCCTTCTCTTTTCTTTCCTGCTCGTAATCAGACTGTACCTTATCAAGTATATCCATATTAATACATATACCATTACGTTCTATATCAATAAGCACGTCAGTCATATCATTAGTTAACTCAACAATATTTTTCATACTACAGTGATCATCATCCTGGAGCATCTTATATTGAGTAGCAAACAAATCACCACAAGAAAGTAAATCGTATAAATTATATTCTTCTACAATGTCTTTAGGTATTGCTTCAAAGCCTGTGCCACTTTTAAATAGTTCTTCTACTAACTCTGATTTCTTTTCAGTTACTCCCCAACGTTTACAAGATTCAGATAAAGATAAAGCAATCTTTTGACCACGAGCATACAAGTATTCAACAATCATTGTATCCCATAATTTGCCATCGTATGTGAAACCACATTCTCTAAGCCAGGACAAATCAAATTTTACATTGTGTGCAATAAGTAGTGTAGTCTTGTCTAGAATATCTTGTAACTCTTTATGAGACTTTTTTATATCTATGTTTGGTAATTCATTGTGATTAAACCAAATAACTTTTTTTTTATCAGGTTCGTCTACAGGCATAACGCCAACACATACCATATAGTTATCTGGTTTATAAGGGGAGGGACTTTTGTTTGTTACTGTTGTTTCTATATCTAATACTAATTTCATTCTTTTACCTTATGTGTGGAAGGCAGGCAGTAAAATAGGAATAAAAACCACCTACCTTCCGAGTCATCGGATAGAGGACTAAAGCTTAATCTGAGCCTGCTTTAAAGCATGTTCAAGTTTCTTAACCGTATGTAAACAAGACTCTATGTATAGATTTTTCTCCTTGGCATTAAGAGGCGAAACTACCGTGAAGATTTCATCTATAATGTCTACGACTTGATCACCAGAAAAGTTACTTAAACCACTAACAACATTACTCCATACAGCAACACTGCTTAAAGGCTTAGACGTAGCTTCTATTGTAATATCAGCCTGTTCTCCGACAATGTCAACTTTCTGCTCAGGTATTTCTGGTGAAGAAGGCGGCAGGATAAGACCGTCATCAGTATCTTCAAACGCAGAAAACTCTGCAAGAGCATCATCGTTGACGTTTAAGTCTTCGATACAAGGTAAGTTATTGGGGGGGACAGTACCTTCATCTAGACTTAAATCATTTTGTGGTTCTTCAATAACCACTTTTGTTTTACGCAATCTTTTTAAAGCTTCTGAAATAGATTTAACATTATCAGTTTCAACCCATTCCATAACTTGTTCTTTAGCAACTGCAATCTTTCTATAGTTGTGTGCCATCTGTCTACTAAAGGGTAAATTTTCTGTAACCCAAAACTTCCATCTGACACCATTTAAACTGCAATGATCTTGTGCTTCAATAAGTAAGTCACCAATTTCAATAGCAGTTATTAATGTATTTCTAACTAGGACTTTCATAGTCATAGCTTTTTCTTCTATCTCTTTTCCATATGCATTTAACACAGGATCTACTTTTATAGGTATTGATTGATTCATAATTTCCTCCTAATCTCTGAACCGTGCAGTGTCCGAATCGACAACGCATACCCAACGATCTTGAACACCATTAATTTTATTCTTAACAACATTTACCCATCGTTGGTTAGTGTCACCCTCTTCAATATTTTCTTTACCAAAGAGGACTATTAAATCAGCTTCACCTGCTTTACCTGTTTTAGAACCAGACATCATGCCATAGTGTAGCATTGTCTTACCTTCGGCATCAGCAGATAACTGATTAAATCCTAAGAATACACAATCATATCTTTTAGCAATAGATCTTGCTTGGCCATACAATTCTGTTAAACGTAAATCTTCACGAGCAAATGATCCTGACATAGGTACTTTATCAAGTATATCAACACATACAATATCAGGTCTTTCTTGCTCTATCTTCATTTCAATCTGACCAAGTGTCATCTGGTCACCATCAAGTACAATAAGATTGTCACCAACTTTCTTCCATACTTCTTTTAACTTTTCATTCTGACCTTTTAACTCACGAGTTACAATACCAGATGCAGCAGATAGCATTCTATGTGTATGTCGCTTTGGTAATTCTTCATTTGTAATACACAATACTTTAGCACCTTGATCTAGGAATCCTCCAGGACCTGCAACAGAGTAATGCCAGAACATGGATTTACCTACATTAGGCCTAGCACCACATATAGCTAACATTCCTCTTTCAATACCAGGTACTCTTGCATCTAGGGAGGGCAAGTTAAACGCAAAAGAGTACCCTTCATCCATACCACTTAGTAATGAATCGACATCTAAATTCAATTGTCTTTTATCACTAGTATCTGTAGAGGCATGAATATCTTTTAATTCTTCTAATCTTCTTATTACAGGATAAGGATCATAGTGTTCACCCTGTACAATTTTAATTGCTTCTTGAGCTACTTCTCTAGCTGATTGTTGTATAGATAATTTACGAACCATATCTCTAGCTACGTCTACACCAATGTCTTCTACTTTCGATAAAGCATTAAAGGTAGCCTGAACCTGAGCAGACTTAGCTGAAGAAAGATCTGGATGAGATGTAAGGTAGTGCTTCTCTACTTCTGTTATGGTTAAATCTCTATCGTAAGAATCGTAAGCTGAATAGATAGCATCTTTAATTGCTTTTGTTCCATTCAAGAATACACTATCTGATACATCTTTTACTTCTCTAGCAAAAGTTCTATCGGTTACAATCTTCTTTAGTAGTTCTCTATATACATCTGTTGTACTCATATCCTATTATCCTATTTGTAATTCATTCATTGCTTGTTCTTTATTAAAATATTTTAAATCGTCTCTAATTAATGCGATCCTACAATTCGTGTATACACTTAAAGTCTTTTGGATGTCAAATGATTTCGCATAAGCATCTGGATCAAGTGCAACAACTAGTGTTTCATATTGTTTTAAAATATCCATATAGCTATCCAACAATGATGTTCCTAATAAAGCAATGCCTGTACAAAAAGGTGCAACTGTAGTTGCTGATGTAGCATCTTCTACAATTACTCCTGTTGTGCCACTGCCGATTATAAAAGGGTGTGCTGCATTATCATATCTATACCACTTAGGTTGTTGTTTAGAGTTCAATGCTCTACCCACTGCTCCTACTACTTCGTCTTCATGCACAATAGTAAATACTGCTCTATGCATTTTAACATCATAGTAAAATCTATCTTTATCTAATAAATAACCTTCTAAGCAATTAAACTTCTCCAGGTAATTCATAGTCTCTTTAGAACGATTAGCTTCAATAAAGTATTCTGGTAATACAAAAGGTAGCTTCTCATCATTTATGTCAAATGTATTTGACACAATTCGTGATAAATCTTCTACACTTAGATCCTCTTCAGTATTACCTTTAGCTTTACATGAAGCACTAAAACAATTCCACAATAAAAAACCCCTCCGTTTGGTTACCGAAAGGGTTTTAGTATGGCCACAGAAGATACAATCTATTCTTTTGTTTGTACCTTCATCTAAATCTAATTCTTTAATTCTTTCTAATTGATTATATAATCCATTTTGCATATCTATCTGGGGCAGGTTTTATATATACCCCCTCTACCACGTTGGTAGTAGTTATATCTATGAAATTAGATCTGTCAACTAAATTTTGAAATTTTATTATTTGCACGCATAACATTGTGCATTGAAGTATTTAAATGTTCTAAACATTCTAACTCAACTCTGCCCTCTAGTTCTTCTGAACGCACAAGTTTACTTTGTATAGACTCTATGTCTTTAAATACTCTTCTGAGATCATTTAATATATTTTCCATTTTATTCTCCTTCTATATCTATCTCACTGGTGTAATGCTTTGGTACACCTCTTCTTGTAGTTTTACCATGGACAAGCTGTATCGTAATGTCCTCTCCTACCAGAGACAACCCTGAACAACATATTACAAATACTAAATTAGTTATAATAGCTTTTCATATATTCGACACAACAAACCCCATAAAAAAACATGGCAACTAAGGTTTATTTTAATTGCCATGCCTACACATATAAGGATGTTCTTACATATATACGTAAACTTTTTGTAAAAACAATCTTGACATTACGATTTTTATTCTAGCAAACACTAGTAACTGCATTCGCTAAATTAGATTTATAGGCCATAACGTACAGGACAAACATTATTAAAAACAATACCTTACCTATAATATTAACTATTTCCATTATCAATCTCCCTTTTCTCTTTTTTTCTGTTATACTTCTTTTTATTAGAAACTACCCTAGTATACGTATTTTGTTTCTCTCTTATTACTCTGGGTTTACTAATTTCTTTTTTCATTTTACCAATGCCTAAGCACTCCTGCTACTATAAAAAAACAAGTTGCCCAGGCTACAAACTTTTCAATTAACTTTATATACAATCCTACCTTAGCTTGTTTCTGCTGCAGGATTGCAGTCTTAGGTGTATCATCATCTGTTTCACCTATAGGATAATCAATAGCTCTTGCAATTATTTTTTCTAACGAAGTGTACATTAATTTAAATCCCTTGGATCTATAGGCTCATCATTTTCTAACTGTACCTTCTCTAGATCTTTTAACACTTCTTGTACTTCTGGAAACATCACTTGCATAGTAGGAAAGTTGTTCCAGTCTTGTATTTCAAATTGTTCTACAAGTTTTATAAAGTCTTTATGATTAGTGTGTGTTCTCCATACAGTGAGTCCTAAGAATATAAATAGACTAGCTACATCCATAGGATGAATATCTTTCCGGTTTAAATTTATAACTGCATTAATAAATTCTAAACTTATTTCTTTTACATCCTCATCTGACAAGTTATCACTTTTTGTAAACATAAATTTTCTCCTGGTTTAAGTTTTCTGTTTTTATAAATATGTATATTACTATGCAGGCTGTAAACAGAAGTGTAAATGCACACCCCCAACCAAACATTAAAGATACTGTTACTAAATTCATTTTCTTTTCTCCCTTCTTAATAATTCTTCTTTAAACTTTTTCCACTGTGGGGATGTAGTGTCTACACGATCTACCTTTTTTTGTACAGTGATAAAATTAAATTCGTGTTGTGGGTTGGTCATTTATACCTCCATATTTTTAAGTATATGTTCAATAACTCTTACAGTAAATCCATTGCCAAGCATTTTGTATCGTTGGGTATTTGATACTCCCTCAGTGTAGTTATCTGGTACAGTTTGTAATCTCTCGCATTCCAATGGTGTAAGCTTACGCCAATGTAATTCATCAACACTATCCCACTCATGCCTGTCATAAGATTGTCTGCCACCAGATCTAACTGTTTTAGATTTATCTCTAATCTTACTTATCTGTATTGTATGTTGCTTAGAAGTATTAGCAGTTATGGTATTAGATTTATCATCTTTTCTTTCTACTAAATGCCTCATATGTCTAGGTGACCAATCCTTACCTGTCTTTTTCTTATGCTCTCGTCTTATCTTATTAGCTTCTGGTGTTCTTACCTCAGTCATAGATTTAACAGCAATGCTATCTTTTTGGACTGTTGTAAGAGCGTTACTCTTGTCATCTTCTCTTACCTCAAGCATTTGTTTTGTTTTACCTGCAACAGATACACCATCTTTATCCATTCGTTTACCTTCTTTATCATAAGCTCTTCCAACCATTCTGCCGCCCTTTACCTCAACTTTAGGTTCTCTATGGCCACCACCCATTGTTGTAAGTGTTGGTGACTTACCATCCTCTGAGTACACTCGCTTGATAATGTCGTAACCTTTTATATCTGTAGCAGTACCAACTTGTTTAGGTGTATTGTAAGTTTCAATGTATTGTTCTTTATTACTAGAAGTTAATGTAGGTGATTTACCATTCTCTGAATAAACTCTTTGTTTAGTTTCATACACACCATCTCTATACTCAAACTCCATAATCTGTTTATCAAAGACATCAGTTTCAATACCTAATGTATCTTTAAGTTTAAACCAAATGTCATCACCAGGAATAGCAAAGCTAGTATCAGTTCTAAACCAATGCTCTACTTTAGTAACAGGCATATCAGTTTCTGTTGCTATCTGTTTATTTGTTTTTCCAGATTGTTCTTTCATAGACCTAAGTAAATACTGTAAACCTTTTATATCTACCTCATGCTTTCTAACTTTCACTTCTTCTACATTCATTCCTACTTTTTTAGGTGTATTGTAAGTTTCCAAAGGCACTAGCGTCATACCATTGTTGCCTGCACCTTTATACATAGTAGCTGTTAAGGTTAAAGATTTTTGATTAGGCATTTTAGTATGTTTCAAATTTCTTTCTGTATTCTTTACGGCTTTATGTTTTGGTTTACCCTCATCGTCACAAGCCAAATAGTTACCTTGCCTTCCATTCTTTACATAATCCATAGCAGAAAAACTGTGAGCCTTTTCTTTGGTGTCATCAATCATACAATTTCTTTCTCCATTTCTTTCAAGAAAGTTATCTGACATTTCTGTAAATTCTTCTGGTTCATATTCCAACACATCTCTCAATACAATACCAAGATCTTCTGGCTGTTCAATTCCTGGTATGTTAGTCCAATACAATCTGTTTCTATTCTGTGCTGAAAGTAATGCAGAGTTAATCAGAATAGGCTCGATACCAAATAGACCACCACTTGTACATTCAGGGTATATGTTAGATACTTGTTCTGATATTACAGCTTGAAACTCTTTCTTCATACGAACATTCTCAAGCAAGAAGTATTTAGGTTTAACTTCTTTTAATATTCTAACAAACTCAAAGAACAATGCAGAGCGTGGATCATCGAATGCTAATTGTTTGCCTGCAAAACTAAATCCCTGGCAAGGGCTACCTGCAACAATCAAATCAATCTCAGGTAAATCTTTACCTTTGATATCCTTAACATCTCCTAGATGTATAGTATCTGGGAAATTCTTTTTTGCTATTTGTATTCCATATTTATCTATCTCACTTGCATAGTAAGTATCGACTTTGATACCTAAGTTCTTTAATGCAATTTGAGTACATGACATTCCGTCAAATAAACTAAGTACTTTCATTACTCCCTCCTATTTTAATTCTACTGTAACACCATTGTTATCAGTGTATAAGTATTCTGTTTTACTATTTGTGAATAAAAGTATATTACGCAAATTTTCAGCAGACATTGTAGTTAATATTCTTTCAGCACCTGCTCTAAGTTCATCATCCGTAGGACACTTATCAAAATCTAATTGATTTTTGTTGATGATGATAGAAATACCTATCTTTATCTCTATTGTTTCTTCTAATATTGCACTCATTATTTACCTCCATTTGTATATAACAATATTTCTACTACACCGAATGCTATTATAAGTAAACTACCTATAAAAGGTATCAATAAGATCTTCAATGTAGTTACATTTATTTTATAGTTCTGTTCTTTAGTTAGTTTTTTCATTATTCTTCTCCTCTTCAACCCACATCTCATCATAAAACTGTTGGGCTAATTCTAATTCACCATGCCAATAAGCATATACACTATCTGACATTACCTCTGTGTTAATTTTGCCATTGATAATATCTTCAAGCAGCGAATTACTGTCGGTGCTATCAAATTTTTCAATCCAAAGATCTAGTTGTCCTAACATTATTTTTTTACTCATTATTCTCCCTCCAGGATTTCAGGTTTTTTATACCACTTGTGAGTTACCTCATCAAAGTATACATTTTCTAAAGGCCTACTGTTGCCACCTGTATGTGACATCTTCTTGCCTTTGCTTTTTCTATTCTTACCTTTAATTAATTCTTTAGCCATTATATTTCTCCATATGTTTAAGTATAAATTTAATATTATTATTAACAAATTTTAAATCTTTTTCTAACACAGCTATTCGGTCTTCTAACAATTCTTTTTCAAAAGATGCATCAGAAAAATTTCTTAATCTACCAAGTACATCATCTTTATAATATCTTTTATTGTAGGCGTCATCACCAAAAGCTATCTCGAATACTTCCTCAATAAATTTTTGATCTGTCATAGTTCCATTCCATTCAAATATTTGTTTTAAATTCATATTAGATTTTTTATCGTTTAGTTCTTTTATCTTTTTAAGACCTATTATGTTTAGGGGATCAGTCATTTTACCCTCCATATTCGCCATTGATTATCACCTACTTTTCTACTCAAAAACTTGTGACCAGAATTACTTCTTTTGGCACGAGTATATGTATGAGATAGAAAAGCTTTTACTAATTTATAGTCTTTTACTAATATAGAATCGTTAACTTCAAATTCTAATTCGTGAAAACCATACTTACTTAGTTGTGGTCTACCTTGTCCTGTATCTTCAGGCATAGGTATACCTTTTTCTACTTTTATTTCAGTCATTTTTAATCTCCTCTAAAATTGTTTCTATACATTCTTTTGCATAGCCATAATTATTATTATCAATATGTCTTTTAGCTGTTCTCAACATATGATGTATTCTGTTGGGTTCATATGCTTTATTACGAAAGTTATTGATACGATCTTGATATTCATCAATCATTTTTTGGTATAATTCAATAGTCTTTTTATACCCTGCATTATAATAAGGCTCTACATCTAGGTAAATTCTCCAATCACTTGCGTGTTCTTTTGGAATATCTCTCCAATAAGTTCTAGAAGGTTTACCTGTAATCTTGGCTACCTCAGACGCTTTACCAGATGGTCTTACTAATAGCTTATAGCTATCTTTATTAAGATATTTTTTAAGATTTTCTAGTGTAGCGTTACCTTCTTTATTGTTAGGTATCTTAGCTATAAATCTTGTAGTTCTTTTACTCATAGTTCTTCTCCTTTTAATTCTTTTACACCTATAATAGTATAAGGAGGGTTATCTCCTTGTTGTAAATGTTTTAATGATTTATAAGTTATATCACCATCAGTTAATGTTCCGTCACTTGACTGAACAAAAACATAACCATCTTGTGTTATATATTTTTTTAGTTTCATTTACTTTTCTCCTTTTTGGTATCATGGTTTAATAGATATAATGCTGTGTGATACCAATTCAACAGCTTATATGTTCTCTTATATTCTCTGCAATACTCCAGGAATTTTGGATTGTGAGTTACGCTCATTATATATTCTCCATAAATAATTCAAATAAAGTATCTTCACTTAGATCTTCTGCATTGATACCTTTTGTCTTTAGGTATTCAATTTGTTTTTTCCTGGTATCACCACTTTCAGTCATGTCGTGAAACCAAGTATCAAATAGTTTACTCATCTAATCCAATCCTCCAAATCATCTTCAAGATATCCTTTAAAATCCATACCAGTTTCTGCATAATACCATTCGATATTTAAATCTCTATCTTTCTTGAAATGAAATTTCCAATCTAACTTTTCAAGAATACCTAGAGGTGGCGACCATGCAGTATCAAAATGATACTTTACAGAATCTTTTTTAATATCTACCTCAATGTATTCAGGATCTAATTCCCACTTAGTACCCCAATGTAGTATTTTCCAATCATACCAATTATCTGCACCATATTGTACTTTCCACCATTCAGAGTTCTCTTTTTGTCTGTCAGGTTTTAAACTTTCAGAGCCACTTACAGTTCCCTCTAATTCTTTAGGCATAGGATATATTTTATTAAAATCAAATTTACTTTTTTTAGATGAAACAAATTTGATAAACTCTTTTACTTTCTTTTCGTCACCACTTATTGTGACTTGATTCTGACACCAATTAGGCATTTTTAATCCTCCAATCTGTTGTACCCTCAGGGTATTTTAATTCTACTGTATGTCCTGCCCCTTTAAAGTGACTTTCAATTAATCTTAATATTGATATGTCATTAAAAGTTGCATGATATTCTCCATCAATAAACATTTCCAAAGGTAAATCTTTATCGTTGGGAAATTGTTTTTGAAACCATTTTAATCTTTCTTTACTCATTTAGTCCTCCTGTGGGTTTATAATTGCTATGATATCATCTACATAAATGCTACCACACTCATCAAACAATCCTATTTCAGATCCTTTGACATCGACAAGTAAAGTCTTTTTAAATCCCTTACCTTGTCTGATACTTTCCATAGCTATCGCTCTGGTAGGTGTACCTAATTGTTTAGTATACAATTCAGTACCCTTTTTTATATTTTCAAAACCTTTAATCATTTGTAATCTCCTATTTAATTTATCCGAATTAATGAAAAGGATATGCAACATCGGATATATTGCTATCCCAACACTTACGACAATCTAGACATGCACCACCTTGATTTTGTGCAGGACATGACCAAGAATTGCCTAAGAATTTTTTATCAGTTATTACGCTTGATGTATTCTTAAAAGTTTCATTCCTAAGTTTACCATTTTTCATGGGTGCTGAAACTCTGAACACAATATTATCAGGCATATTTAACCTCTCTTTTTTAGCTTGATTTATAAAGCCAATCTCTCGTGTAGGTATCCAAAACTTGGTATCAGGTGATAACTTGGCAACCTCTACAATCTTTTTTAAATGTTCATAGCTTTGTAAATCACCGCTTGAATGAAACCTCATATATTTTACTTTGTAATGTTTCATTTGGTAGGCCATACCTTCAACCCATTTAGGATTATATAAACTTTCCAAATGTTTCTTATGAGATTTACCAACTGAACCATTTTTATATCGTAAGTAATTACCTCTTTGAGCATAGCAACCCTCACAAGTTGAACCCTCAACCTGGACAAGCTTTGAACCTTTTATACAATCCCATGCAGATAAGTCATAATTATATTCAGGCATTTTAGAGTTTTGATTTGTAACGCCACCTCCTGTAACTTCCTTAGCTTCTTTAAGTGTTGTAATAGTACTCATTTTTTCACCTCTTTATTAATTAAATCTTTAACCCAATATTTTGATTGAGTTTGTTTTATACCATGAGATAATAATTTTTTAGCTATCTCATTATAATATTTTTCAGGCATAAATTCCCAAAGTATTTCTAATTCCTTTTCAATATCGTCATTCATTGTATCACCTCATAATTAGTTATTTTAACTGAGTTTTTATAATGGTTATTGATTTTCTCAGATACTTTTACAATATCTTTTAAAACATAACCTTTATAATTGTATGTAATATTATTAATTTTCAATACATCATTATTAAAAATGCTTATATCTTCAAATTTCTTTTGAGATATATTATATATTTTATCATCAATAATTTTATATACATTGTCGCAATTAGAGAAAAATCTTCCCTTTGTTGCTTGTTTTAATATTTCGATATCAATAACCATTATTAAAAATCCTTATTTTATTGGGATAAAAGATTTTTTCTTATCTTTTGTATTTGTTAAAGCTTTTTGAACATCCTTTACCTCTTCCCATAAATACCTCATTATCATATCAATTTGCTCTTCTGATAATTCATATTGAGAATTTCCAAGATTGCCTAATAATCTGATAGATTTTAGGGTTTTTGGTAATCTTGTATTCGTAAGCCTTAAAGTTTTTTCGCTTTTTGTTTCTGTTGTAGTCATTTTTACACCTATTTTTTAAAGTTAATAAAAAAGGATTGATGATAGAAACACCAATCCTTCACTTGTATTTTATCCATAGCTAAAAGCATTGAATAAAATTTGTTGTTAGATACTGCACAAATTGGAGTATCTAGAATTTATTTAATTTGATTAATTTTGCTCCTATCAAAATTATCAATAGTATTTTTATAATATTTTAATTCGTTTTTAATCGTCATTCTTTCTTCGTTAGTCTGATTTTCAATACCTAAACCCTCAGACTGAACCTTTTCAAGATTAGAACATATTCTAAAAGTTGATATCCATTTACCCTTTTTGGTATGGTAACCGCTTTCAATACTTGCTTTCTCAATTTGCTTTCCAAGTGGTGCAATATTGCGGAAAGGTTTATCTTCAATCAAAGTATCTTTAATTAATTGATAAATTGTATTGTTATCAGTTTTATTAGTGCCATAATTAGTGGCTTTATTGATAATATCTTTTCTTTGAATTTCACTTAAAGAAACATCATTAAAACGCATTAGATTTTTGCATAATTGCTTATTGGTAAATCTGTAAACCTTCTGAGATTTTCTCATCTGATTTAATCCTCCTTTATTTTGGGACATTCACAAAGTGGAACATCCATCTAATATCTAAGAGGTTATAGGAAACAAAAAATAAATGCAAGCATTAATTATATTTTTTTTATAAATAGTAAAACTTTGTAATATTTATAATATAAATAGAAAGGGTTTTCTGCCAATAATTAAATTTAAAGATTTTAAATACCAATATACTCAAGTGGTTAACATTGCTTGTATGGGCTTTAAAATCGTTTTAAAGGCTATGTTGCATAATTGAAACACTTTTTATCTATTTGGTGTATATATACATTATAAATATCATTTTCAAAAAGGGGAGGTGTGGTTTTAAAACAACAGTTAAGGGATATGCTTTTTAGAATGGTTCTAAAGTAATACTAGTTGTATAATTGCAACAAAAAATAGATACATATTTACAACAGTTCGCACCATGCATTAAGCTTGTGTTATTTATGCAACAGTTTAAATTTCTGGTTCAAAAGGTGTGTAATATGTGTAGGCCTCTTGATAACAAGTGTGTAACAAGTGCATAACGCTGTACATACGCAAGTTCAGTAAGTTACACACACAGGGGCACATATGAGCCATGCCACCCCACCACGTACGTATATACCTATCTTACATAAAATTTGGTATATCGGATGTTAAGCAGTTCATATCTACGTATTTGTAATAATTTTAGGGAATATGTTGTTAACTAAGTTGACACCAGGTACCAATCAGGTTACAATACGTATTTATGACGAATGGGAAATCTGAATATTTAAAGAATTGGCATAAGAAAAGAATGAATGCTGATCCTATTGAATATAAATTAGATACAATGTTGAGAGGTGCTAAGAATAGGGCACGAACTAAGAGACTTAGGTTTAACTTGCATATAGACTATGTGAGAACTATAGCCAAAGAATACTGTCCCTACTTTCCAGAGATTAAATTAGCTTATAAGACTGATAAAAGAAAAGGTTGGAATCTAAGCTCACCATCCCTAGATAGAATAATACCTGAAATAGGTTATGTTGAGGGTAATGTAGAGATTATATCTATGAAAGCTAACTTAATTAAATCAAGTGCAGCATCAATGGATCTCTATAGAGTAGCTGATAGGTTATATGAGTTTGAAAGGGATAATGAAGTGCTGTCCATCTTACCTAGTGAATCACTAAATGAATATAAACAGAGGGTAGGGTATTATAACCCCACCAACTTAGTTGGATACAGTTATACTCGGTTTCTCAGATTTGTCAACAACAAAATTTTAAGGGGTTTGAAATGACTGAAAAGTATCCAGTAAACTTGATAGGTAAAAGATATAGAAATAAACTTGACAAAACGCAAAAAAAAGATATGTATGTTAACTTACTAGAGAAGTTTTACAGGCACTTAATAAAAGGTGGAAGGGGAACAGGTATTCACCTACCTCATTCCAGAGTTTTTTATATTAGGGCTGCAATGCGTGAGGATAAAGATTTTATTGCTAAGTTGGGTAGAGTACCTACCTTACAGGAAGTTGAAGAAGCATTAGATAAAGAAATCGGTAGTTATTGGAGTACTAGTGAAGTACCTGAATGGTTTGCCCAGAAGTATGATTTTATCAAAGATAAAGAAAAACCATAGTCCCTCTACTCATTGGCCTTATTCTTGCGAGGTTCGTGTCAATAGTAATTTGTTTGAGATCCAGTGATTCCACTAGGAAGATGACTGAATCAGATAAATAAACCTTCTGGGTACGAGGGTGTGGATATACTCTGCACCCTCACACAGGATAAAGGATGTATGAAGCGTTTAAAATTACTGCGTGCATACTTGGTGTAGCAAGTTTATACATTGGGTTAGTAGCGTTAATAGAAAATAAAGGGGATTTGTTTTTTTATGTATTACCATTTAACGTATTATTTATTTGGTGGTATACTAAAAGGCAACTAAGATATGGCAAGAAAGAAAGCTAAGAATATACCGAAGACTACTAAAGGTAAAGGTGCTAACTATAGACCTACTAAGTCTGGAGCAGGTATGACAAAAAAGGGGGTAGCTGCGTATCGTAAAGCTAACCCTGGTTCTAAACTAAAGACTGCAGTTACTGGCAAAGTTAAGAAAGGCAGTAAAGCTGCGAAAAGAAGAAAGTCTTATTGTGCTAGATCATTAGGACAACTAAAGAGAAGTTCAGCTAAAACAAGAAACAATCCGAACTCTCGTATTAGACAAGCAAGAAGAAGGTGGAAGTGTTAGATGGCTGCAAAGAAAAAAAAGAAAACAACTAAGAAAAAAGGTGCAAAACCTACTAACCCTGCATTATACGCTAGAGTAAAAGCAGAAGCTAAAAGAAAGTTTAAAGTATATCCGTCAGCATATGCTAATGGGTGGTTAGTTCGTACTTACAAAAAACGTGGTGGAGGATATAGATAATGCACTATACTAAGAAACTAGATAAAGTAATTAAGGGTTTAAAAAAAGCATCTAAGCTACATGCAAGTCAGGCTAAAATTTTATCAGGCATAAACAAAGATCAAAAGAAAAGATATAAAAAACCTAAGAAACATCTAATACCTAAAAAGTAATAGGAAAAAGTAATGGCTAAACCTACAGGAGGATTAACAGCGTGGTTCGGTAAAGGACCTAAAGGAGATTGGGTTGACATAGGTGCACCCAAGAAAAAAGGTAAGTTTCAAGCTTGTGGTAGAAAGTCTGCAAGTAAAAGTAAAAGATCTTACCCTAAATGTGTACCAAGATCTAAAGCTAAGAGTATGACAGCTGCACAAAGAAAAAGTGCAGTGTCTAGAAAAAGATCTAAAGCACAAGGTGTAGGTGGTAAACCCACTAACGTAAAAACTATAGTAAGAAAGAAAAAAACTACTAGAAGGAGAAAAAAGAAATGAAGCAAGTACCTAAAGGAAGTAAAGGTAAAGGTCTTAGTAAATTACCTAAGACTGTTAGAAATAAAATGGGCTACATGAAAAAAGGTGGAACAGCTATGAAGAAAGCTAAAGGTTATAAAAAAGGCGGATCAGCCATGAAGAAAGCTAAAGGCTACAAAAAAGGTGGAGTCGCTACTAAAAAAGCTAAGGGATATAGCAAAGGCGGAGTACCTAGAAAAGCTAAAGGAATGAAAAGGGGTGGGGCAGGGTCTAAGAGATAGACTATGCCAAATCTCATATCGAATGTACCCTACTTTAAAGTATGGGTAAGAAAAGAGTTTACAGCTAATCACCAGGATTATCATGGTGAATTTCTACATGGACTAGTAATAGCAGTAAATTGTATACCAGATAGATCATTATCTTTTCAGATTGTATTTACTGGTTGTGAAGCTGAAGATGATGAGCCTAATGTACATGGCGGTGCTATGTGGGCTCGAATGCCAATACAAGGTCTAGTTGCTGACATACCACTAGATGAATGGCCTGACAGAATGGAAAATCATTTATGTCAACCTTGGGATTGTATGTCAAGACAACACTCAGTTGTCGTAATGGATAGAACATCATCATCCCCTTGGTATGCTAAGATAGATGGTGAGTTTTATTTAGCTAAGTATATCTTTACTGTAGACTATACAGAAGATGAAATAGCTGATAGTCCGGACCAACATAAACAAAGTCATGTACTATACTTGACTGAAGGCCAGTGGAAAGGAAACATAGTAGCATTACCTAATAATAGAGTAAGAGTTACTAATCCTGCATTATGGGTTACTGGAGAAGGAGCTCCTGATTTTGCTCCTAGTCAATGGACTCATAGTAGCGAAGAACATGAAAGTTATACTGATCCACATATAACTTTTAATAATTTGTATAAGGACTAGTATGGCTAGAAACTATAAAAAGGAATACAAAAATTACCATAGTAAAGATGATCAAAAAAAAAGAAGAGCATCTAGAAACAAGGTAAGAAGAGCTGCTTTACGTAAAGGTAAAGTAACTAAAGGTGATAAAAAAGATATAGATCACAAAGATGGTAATCCTAGGAATAATAAAAAAAGTAATCTTAGGGTAGTATCAAGAAGTAAAAATAGATCCTTTCCTCGTAATAAAAAAGCAGGAAAGAAAATTGTAAGGAGAAAGAAATGAAAAATTTAATAATTGTATTTGTATTAAGTTTAAGTTTAATAGGTTGTGCTGCGTCACAAATATCTTTAACAGCGTCTGCACCAAAAGGTAAAGACTTAGATATTACTATTAAAACTAAAGAAAAAACTGAGTAAAGGAGAAGCACTATGCCAATGGTTGGAGATAAAAAGTTTTCTTATACTGACGATGGTAAAAGACAAGCTAAACAATATGCTAACGAAACAAGTAAGTTAATGCATGTAGGTTACAGAAAAGGTGGTAAACCTCTTAAAGTAGATTCTCCTACTGGTAAGAAATGTGTGTTTGGTCTTAAAAAATAAATGGCTATACCTGTATTTAAATCACAATCAGTAGCTTTATCTACTACAAATAGAACTACTATTTATACAACTCCTAGTTTATCTCGTGCTGTTATTACATCAATAATGATAGCAAACGTAGATGCATCTTCTGCTGCTACAGTTAAATTAGAGTTTTTTGATGCATCAGCTACTACTCACTTTGCACTTACAGGAGCTAAAAGTATAGCTGCAAATGATTTTTTAGTTATATCTGATTCTCCTATTTACTTTGATACAGGAGATCTTTTATCGGCAACAGCAGGTACAGCTGACGATATAACAGTTACTGCTTTCGTAGAAGAGTATTCAACAGGATTCTAAATGTCAAAAGAACTAACAGAAAAACAAAAAAAATTTATAGATGCTTTATTTGGTGAAGCAATGGGTAATCACAGACTAGCAATGGACATAGCAGGCTATAGTCCTAACACTACCTGGAGAGATGTTACAGCTAATCTTAACGAAGAAATATTACAAGCTTCAAAAGAATATTTATCCATGCATGCACCTAAAGCAGCAGTTGCAATAACAGGTATCATTGATGATCCTACTGAGTTAGGTAATAGAGATAAACTTACTGCAGCAAAAGATGTATTGGATAGAGCAGGCGTAGTAAAGCAAGAGAAGATAGAAGTAAACACTCCTTCTGGTTTGTTTATACTACCTTCTAAGAATGAAGAAGAAGAAGTAGATGGAAATTGAATATAAAAGAAAACTAGGTTCTACTGTTCCGTTTGGTTGGGAACTTGTAGAAAACTCAAAAGACTTATTAAGAAGCATACCAGAACAACAAGAACTATTAGATATAGCTAAACAACATGCTAAAACATCTAGTCTACGTGAAGTAGCTAAATGGTTGTCAGCAAAAAGTGGTAGATCTATATCACATGTTGCTCTATTTAAAATGCTAAAGAAGGATGAAAGTGAACGAAATAAAAAAGCAGCAACTATTAGATGGGAGCGAGTTAAAGCCAAGACAAGGGCAGAGACGCAAGAAGACCTCATCAAAGAAGCAGAAAATTATTCGAGCCAAAAGGAAGCCACCAGTTAGGGCTAATATAGTCGAGACTGATGATGATCTACAAGTTATCGAAGAAGAAAGAGATATTGTATTTCAACCTAACAGTGGTCCACAGACAGACTTCTTAGCAGCTAATGAAAAAGAAGTTTTATATGGTGGTGCGGCAGGTGGAGGTAAATCCTACGCTTTACTAGCGGATGTGTTGCGATATTGCAACCATCCTAACCATAGTGCTCTTCTACTTAGAAGAACAAATGATGAGTTAAGAGAGCTAGTACAGAAGAGTCAGGAATTATATCCAAGAGTATTTCCTGGTGCTAAGTGGAGTGAAAGAAAGTCTTTATGGACATTTCCCTCTGGTGCTAGAATATGGATGACATATCTTGAACAAGATAAAGACGTTCTAAGATACCAAGGACAAGCTTTTACTTGGATAGGTGTAGATGAGCTTACTCAGTATGGTACACCATATGCTTGGAACTATTTACGTTCTCGTTTACGTACTGTAGATAATGATTTACCTACGTATATGAGAGGCACTACTAACCCAGGTGGTCCTGGTCACATGTGGGTTAAAAAAATGTTTATTGATCCTGCTGCTTATAACTCATCGTTTTGGGCAACAGATATAGAAAATGGAGAAGTACTAACTTATCCTAAAGGGCATGAAAAAGAAGGTAATCCTTTATTTAAAAGAAGGTTTATACCTGCTAAACTTACAGACAATCCTTACCTTTCTGAGGCAGGAGAGTATGAAGCAAACTTGTTATCTTTACCTGAAGTACAAAGACAACAATTACTAGAAGGTTCTTGGGATATAGCAGAAGGTGCTGCCTTCACAGAGTTTAATAGAGATATACATGTAGTAGAACCTTATAGTGTTCCTGCTTCATGGAAAAGATTTAGAACATGTGACTATGGGTATTCAAGTTGGTCAGCATGTTTATGGGTAGCAGTGAGGCCAGATAATAAATTAATTGTATATAGAGAACTTTATGCACAAAAGAAAACAGCAGAAGAGTTAGCAGACTTAATACTAAGTATTGAAAGAGAGAACGATGATAAGATTTGGTATGGTGTTCTTGACTCATCTTGTTGGCATAACAGAGGACAGACAGGTCCTTCGATTGCAGAAACAATGATATTGAGAGGATGTCGATGGAGACAGTCCGATAGAAGTAAAGGAAGTAGAGTAGCAGGTAAAAATGAGCTACATAGATTATTAAGAGTAGATGAAGAAACAGGAGAAGCAGGGGTTGAATTTTTTTCAAATTGTGTTAAACTTATATCAGAATTACCACAAATACCTTTAGATAAAAATAATCCTGAAGATGTGAATACTAAAATAGACTACGACCACGGATATGATGCACTACGTTATGGTATTATGTCCAGACCAACTCCTAGAGGGTTGTATGACTTTTCCAACACCGATTGGAAAAAACCTTGGAAACCTGCTGATCAGGTATTTGGATATTAAATATGGCTGAAGAAAACACTACAGAAACAGAACTAGAAATGGAATTAGAAGATAGTCAAAAAATGACATTATCTTCTTATATTAGAGATAAATTTAATTACTCATATGACTCTCGTTACTCACAAGAATCAAGATGGATGGAGTCTTATAGAAACTATAGAGGTATCTATGGTTCAGAAACACAATTTACAGAAACCGAAAAAAGCCAAGTATTTTTAAAAGTTACAAAAACAAAAGTAACTGCTGCGTATGGTCAGATTATTGACGTACTGTTTGCAGGACAAAAGTTTCCATTAGGAGTTGATGCAACAAGATTACCAGATGGTGTAGAAGAATCTGTACACTTTGATCCTAAGAATCCAACTCAACCACAAGATGATCCTAACCAAGGTAGTTTATTTCCACCAGGCTCTAAAGAAGAAGAGCTAGAGTTAGGAGCATTAAAAGAATTAGCAGATGACTTAGAATTAAAAGAAGGTGCAGGCGTTACTCCTACATCTATTACATATCATCCTGCAGAAGAAGCAGCTCGTGCTATGGAAAAAAAGATACTTGATCAATTAGAAGAATCTTCAGCTTCTAAACATTTAAGATCAGCAGCATTTGAAATGTCTTTATTTGGTACAGGAATACTAAAAGGACCATTTGCTCAAGACAAAGAATACCCAAGATGGGAACAAGATGAAGAAGGTAATGGTACATATACACCTGAAATAAAAACAGTTCCTAGATTAGAGTTTGTTTCTTGTTGGGATTTCTATCCTGATCCTGCAGCTAATAATATGGATGAGGTAGAATATGTGATTCAGCGACATAAATTAAACCATGCTGATATGAGGGCACTAAAGAATCGCCCTCTGTTTGACGAAGATGCCCTAGATGAATGTATCGAAATGGGCACTAACTACACCAGACAATGGTGGGAGGATGATTTAGATGACTACGATTCGACAAATGTTAGCGTTGATCGCTACGAAGTCCTTGAGTTTTGGGGCAACATTGATAGAACAGTTGCAGAAGACGCAGGCTTGGATATACCTAGAGAATACTCAGACGTGGATTTGGTTCAAATCAACGCTTGGGTTTGTAACGACAAAATTTTACGGTTGGCGTTTAATCCTTTTATGCCTATCCGTATTCCTTATTTTGCTGCTCCTTATGAGTTAAACCCTTACTCTTTCTTTGGAGTAGGGTTAGCAGAAAACATGGTAGATACACAACAGCTAATGAACGGCTTTATGCGAATGGCTGTTGATAATGCTGTTCTATCAGGTAACCTGATATTTGAGATTGATGAAACGAATCTCGTACCAGGTCAAGACCTAGAAGTATACCCTGGTAAGATATTTAGGAGACAAGGTGGAGCACCTGGTCAAGCACTATTTGCTACACAGTATCCTAATGTATCTTCTCAGAATTTGATGATGTTTGATAAAGCAAGAGCCTTGTCCGATGAATCTACAGGCATTCCGTCTTTCTCACATGGTCAGACTGGAATACAAGGAACTGGTAGAACAGCGGCAGGGATATCTATGCTAATGGGTGCAGCTCAGATATCTATTAAGACAGTGGTTAAAAATATAGATGACTATCTATTACAACCACTAGGTGAATCTTTCTATGCCTTTAATCAGCAATTTGATTTTGATCCTGATGTACAAGGCGATATAGAAATAAAAGCTAGAGGTACAGAAAGCCTTATGCGTAACGAAGTAAGAAGTCAAAGACTATTACAACTTATGCAAATTGGTTCTAATCCTGCACTAGCACCTTTTGTAAAGTTCCCAGTAATACTAAGAGAGATAGCACACTCATTTGATCTTGATGCTGAGAAGTTTGTAAATGATGAAAGAGAAGCTTTAAGACAAGCTAAAGTTATGCAAGCATCTGGAATGATGCAAGGACCACCACAACAACCACCAGGGGCAGGAGCACCACCTCCACCAGAAGGAGGAGGAACAGTTCCACCAACTAGTCCTGCAGGTACAGGCAATAGTCAGATAGGTCCTGGCGGAGCACCTGAACCAGGAATGCCAGGCTTTTCAGGAAGGCCACCTAGTGAAGGAGAAATACAGTGAGTCCAGAAGTAGCTAGAAAATTATTAGTAGTAGCTAATAATAAACAATCTATAGATGCTTTATTTGATTATGCAGAAGAAAGAATTAAGTCTCATGTAAAAAATCTTATAAGAGAAACAGACCATAACAAGATAATACAAATACAAGGTAGCATACATGAGTTACAAAGATTTGCTACGTTCAGGGATGAAGTAATACAAAAAGCTAAAGAGGGGAAAAATGGAAACATTACTAGATAAAAAACCAGGTGAAGGAGAAGGTGACGGTTTAAAAGACCCATCTATAGTTAGCCCAGATACTGCTGAAAAAAAACAAATGGATAGTGCATTAAAAAAAGGGGTTAAAAAAGCATCTACAGGTGGTCCAAAAGTTTCTATTGATATAGAAAAACTATTAAACCCAGACAGAATACTTAGTGCTAACGAAGGTGCAATGCCTGTAACCGAAGAAGAAATTAAAGAACAAAGCACTAGACAACAAAGAAGATCTCAAATTATAAATCAGTTAGATGAAGCAGGTCTTTCTGTTCCTGCTATAAAAGCAATAGTAGGTAATATAGATATAGAAACTGGTGGTACTTTTAGTCACACACAAAAACAAGAAGGCGGTAATGGTTACGGATTATTTCAACTTGATTTTCAAAAACCTTTTTATGATAAATATTTAGAATCTCAAAATTTAGAAGACAGTATTAGTTCTCAAGTATCTTATTTTTTAAATGAAATAAATACAGGTGATACTATAGGTGCAGGTAATGCTAAAAGTATAATGGATGTATTTAATGATCCAAAAGCTACACCAAAAGAAGCAACAATAATATTAGTTGATAAATTTTTTAAACCAGGTAAACCCCATTTAGAAAGAAGAATAGCATCTGCTATGCAAGGGTATGATGAAGAATTAGAAGGATTTAAAGAAGGTGGCCTAGCAGATAATGCTGATGATACACCAGGTGCTACAGAAAGTGAAGTAGCTGATGATATACCTGCTATGATATCTGAAGGTGAATTAGTAGTCCCTGCTAACGTAGTTCGTTACCATGGTTTAGCTAAATATGAAAACATGCGTAAAACAGCATTAAAAGCTTTAGATGAATTAGAAGATAATGGACAGATAAGACCTGTTGATGAAGATGGTACACCTATTGATAAAGAAGTAAAAAAACAAACAGATGAAGTAATGGCTAGTAAAGGTGCTACTGTAGCTAGATATAATGAGGGTGGTTCTCCTGAAGTAGTTTCTGATTTCGTTAGAGATGATAATGAAAAAGTAATAGGTAGACCTGTTGATCCTGATCTAAAAAAAGATCTTAAACCAGTTGGTCCTAGAGTAACTACTAGAGAAGGACAAACAATAACACCTGACGATAGTGGTAATAAAGCAACACTTAGAACACCAGAAGGTAAAAACTACAGAGTAACTAATCCTAATACAAAGATAACAGCCACAGGTCCAAGAACTACAAATATTATAGGTGGTGATTATACAGGAGGTGCTAACTTACCTAGTTTTGGCGTAGATAAAGGAACAGGTGGAGGAGATAAAAAAGATTTAGGAGACAAAATAGTAGATGAGTTAACTCCTTACGTAAAAGCAGGATTAACCATAAGTGCATTAGATATATTATTTAATCAAGGAAAAATAACAGCCGATGCTTTAACTTGGGCTAAAGATAATATATTTAGTGGTCAGGTATTTAATCCTGAAAGGTGGACTTTATTTAAAGATGGCAAACTAAAAATAAGTTATGACAGTGTTACAAAAGGAGCACAAGCAGCAACAGGAGCATTAACAGAAACAGCAAAAAATATAGCAGCTGGTCAGTCTATTACATCTCAGATATCTATTGTTGATGGAAAATATATTTTTAATGGAGTTGAGTATACTTCAATGGATGAAGCTGTTCGTGCAGGTGAAACTTTAAAAGAAAGTTTAACAACTAGTGATGCTGTAACATCTGGTGCTGATGCTGTAACAGTAGGAGAGGGTGGTGTATGGAATTGGAAAACAGGTTTAGCTGCAGTAGGTGCAGGATTATCACTATACGATATTATAGAAAATGGACCTAGTGTTGGTAATGTTGCAGGACTAGGATACTCAACAGGTGTGTTAGCACAAGGTGGAGCATTTGGATCAGCAGCTGCTGCCTCAGCAACAGGAGCAACAATGTCAGCAGCAATAACTGCATTAGGTTATATAGCATTAGCTGCAGGCTTAGTACAAATGTTTAGTGGTCCTCCTTCTAATAAAGTAGGCGAAGCTGCATATAACTTTGATAACCCAGAATATAATCCAGACGATATTTTATCAGGTGGTTTTTGGACTAAAAAAAGAAGTGACGAAAACATAAATGGTGCTAGAGATATAGTAGCTACAGTAGGTTCTTATGTTTCAGCTATGGAACAATCATTAGACATAGATATAGGTGGAGAATTATTTATTGATGTAGGTAATAGAGAAGGTCTTAGATATGGTTATGTTGAAGGCTACGATGAACTAGGCATGTATAAATACCATAAAAAAGATCTTGATTACGATTTACTACATGGTCCAGGACAAGTAGGAAAAGGATTTACAGGAGAAAATTCAGTTACACAATTAATGGATCAAATTAATGATGATGTAAATGTTATTACTATGTTTGCATTAGCTGATAAAGCTGCAGGCGGAAAAGGGTATGCAACATTTGATAAGATTGGCGAGTATAGAAAAAAAATAAATACATTATCTACATACAAATCTGGTATGGCAGGATCAAACACTACAGCAGTACTAACAGATCAAGAAAGAAATCTTTTAGAAGGATTTCAAAAGAAAGAATTTGCTCAAGTTACAGGAGAAGAACTTGCAGCATTAATGCCTATCTATGACAAGATAGCACCAGTGCAACAACAGAATACTTATAGCTTTACAGGGCTAGGTAGTTAAGCACTGTTTAATGGCTACCTACTAACCCCTAGCAATAGGCAACTGAGTAGCCCCATAAAGGAGAAATAAATGTCAGAAGAAGTAGAATTAAAAAAAGATGAAGCCACAGGCGATACAATTATGAAAAAGCCTGTAAGGTATAAAAGAGCAGAACCAACTATGCAAGAGTTAGCTGCTGAAGAAGAATTAAAAACAAGAGAAGGTTCTAAAGAAGAAACAACTGAAGAAGTTACAGAAGAACCTGCTAATGCTGAAGAAGCATCATTTAAGAAAAGATATGGTGATTTAAGAAGACATGCTCAAAAAGTTGCAGATGAAAAAGATGCAGAGCTTGAAAAAGTTAAAAAACAATTAGCAGAAGCTACTAAGAAACAAATAAAGCTTCCTAAAACAGATGAAGAACTAGAAGCATGGTCTGCTGAATATCCTGATGTAGCAAGAATAATAGAAACTATTGCTATTAAAAAATCAAAAGAAATGAATGCATCTATTGAAGAACGCTTAGAATCTATCGCTGCAAAAGAACAAAAGTCAGCAAAACAAATAGCAGAAGCAGAGCTATTAAGATTACATCCTGACTTTGAAGACATTAGAAATGATGTTAAATTTCACGATTGGGCTGAAGAACAACCTGAATATATTCAAAAAGCTTTATACGATAACGAAACAGATGCTAAAGCTGCATCTCGTGCTATTGATTTATATAAAGCAGATATGGGTATTACAGGTAAGAAAAAAGCAAAGTCTACAGACGCTGCTAAAGCAGTAAAGATAAAAGGTGGTTCTACTCCTTCAGACAGTGCTAGTTCTTCAGATATCATAAAAGAGTCTGATGTTGCAAGAATGACATCACAAGAATATTCAGCAAATGAAGAAGCTATTGCTAATGCAATACGTTCTGGAAACTTTGAATATGATGTTAGTGGAGCAGCTAGACAGTAATAATAGGTTGACAAAACCTATTTTTTGTATATGTATGTAACATATACTACAACCGTAGTAGGCCGAAAGTGTCAAATATATTTGACATTTATCCCACCCTACACTTACCAAACGAAATTCACTCAGGCTACCTGATGTTATGGCCTCTAGGCATAGACACCCATTTTCAGCATCAGCCCTTACGAAGTGAGGTTATCGTTTGTTGGCCTCTAATATAAAAAGGAGAAAACAGATGGCTTTTAAAGTAGCGTCAGGTTATACAAACCTACCTAATGGTAATTTCTCTCCAGTTATTTACAGTCAAAAGGTTCAACAAGCTTTTCGTAAGAGTTCCGTTGCTGAATCAATTACTAACAATGACTACTTTGGAGAAATTGCAAACTTTGGTGATACAGTTCGTATCATTAAAGAGCCAGAAATAACAGTTAGAGCGTATTCTCGTGGTACTACAGTCACACCGCAAGACTTAGACGATGAGGATTTCACACTAGTTGTTGATCAGGCAAACTACTTTGCTTTTAAAATGGATGATATTGAGGAAGCTCACTCTCATGTTAATTTTGAAAGCATGGCATCAGATAGAGCAGGCTATAGACTTCGTGATCAATACGATCAAGAAGTTCTTGGTTACCTATCTGGTTTTAAACAATCAGCTTTAAGTACAGTAGCAGATACCGCTAATGATGTAGTATCAGGCTCTAAAGCTGTAAGCACAGCAGGAAGTAATGAATTATTATCTTCAATGACTTTGAAAAAAGGTGATTTTGGTAACATTACAACTTCTTCAGCAGGCGATCATTCTATCCCTCTAGCAGTAAGAATGCCTGGAGCAACAGCAGCAGCGACAGCTACTGCAACACCGCTTCAAGTAGTAGCTAGAATGGCTAGATTATTGAATCAACAACAAGTTGATACAGCAGGTCGTTGGCTAGTAGTTGATCCTGTATTCATGGAACTATTATCAGATGAAGATTCTAGACTATTAAACAATGACACCGCAGATAAAGGTGGACTTGTAAATGGTATTTCAATCGGTAATCTACATGGTTTCGATGTATATGTTTCTAGTAACTTACCTTCAGTTGGAACTGGTTCAGCAACCTCTGGTGATGCTAACCAAAATTCTAACTTTGGTGTTATTGTTGCAGGACATAGTTCAGCAGTAGCAACTGCTTCTCAGATCAATAAAGTTGAATCTTACCGTGATCCTGAATCATTCGCTGACATAGTCAGAGGAATGCAGATGTACGGAAGAAAAATCCTAAGACCTGAAGGCATTGTGACAGCTAAATATAACGCAGCGTAAGGGAGATAAAACATGGCAACTTTTGATTTGACAGCTAAATCCACTACAGGCGTTAGTTCTGACTCAACAGCAACTCTACCAGGTAATCGTAGAGGAGCATATGTAATTGAAAAAGAATTAGACATTGCTAAATTAGTATCAGAAGGTACATTTACTAATGGTACAAATGGCGATATTTTTCAATTACTAGAAGTTCCTGCTAATACTATTGTTATTGCAGCAGGTGCTGAATGTACTACAGCTTTTACAGGTGCTTCTGTAACTGTAGACGTTGACTTTGCAGCAGGTGATGACATTGTTGATGGCGGAGACGTTTCATCTACTGGTTATCTTGCAGCAGGTACTAATGGTCAAGCAAACATCGTTAATACAGGTGCAGCCAATACTTATACAGCTTTAATATCTACAGCAGATACTATTGATGTAAAACTTATTGTTGGCGATACTAATTGTGTTAGTGGAGTACTTAGAGTTTATGCAGTCCTAGCTGACATTTCTTCTCAACAAACAGGAAGAACTGTAGCAGATAGAGATCTATTAGCATAAATATTTTTCTAGGAGTAGGAGGGATAAGTATTTCTTGTCCTTCCTACTATTTATTATATGGCATATACATATTTAGACATAACAAATGAAGCGTTAAAAAGAATTAATGAAGTACAATTAACTAGTTCTACTTTTTCTTCTGCTGTAGGAATACAAGGATTAGCTAAAGACGCAGTTAATAATTCTCAAAGAGATATATTTATGTCTGAACAAGAATGGCCTTTTGCTTATGCAGAAACAAGCCAAACATTAACAGCAGGAACAAAAGAATACGCATTAACTTCTGGCTTTTTAAAAATAGATATTGATACAGTTTTAATAGACAGAAATGACACACTTAATGTAGAAGAAACACATTTAATACCTGTATCTTATCAAGAGTATGTAGATAGGTATAAAGAAAGAGATGAACAAAGAGATTCAGGAGATTTTGAAATTCCAAGATTTGTTTATTTAACTCCTGACTATAGATTAGGCGTAAGTCCTACACCAGATAAAGCATATGTAGTTAAATATACTTATTTTAAAACAGCTACAGAATTAAGTGCAGGAACTGATATTCCAGAAGTTTCTTCACAATTTAAAAATACACTTATAGATGGCACTATGTATCATTTATATATGATGAGAGATAATGCAGAATTAGCAGCATTATCTAAAAGAAATTTTGATGAGGGTATAGAAAAAATGCGAACTATCTTAATAAATCGTTATATACGGATGAGGGATACTAGAGTATCGCAAGTGATTAATGACTGATAGATTAGCCGTAGCAAAAATACCTTGTAGAGGAGGATTGTATACTAACGAAGATTTTTTAACTCTTAGTGACACTGCACCTGGCTCTGCTACAAAACTTGTTAATTTTGAAGTATCACCTTATGGTGGTTATAGAAGAATAAGTGGTTATAAATATTTAGATGCTAGTCATACTAGTCCTACAGGTACAGGAGCAGTACTAGGATTATTTATATATAATGATGCTGTATATGCTGCTAGAAAAAAATCATCAGGCACAGATTATGATGTATTAAAATATGGTTCAGGGTCTGGTTGGTCTTCAACAAGTTTAACAGCAGGGCAATCAGCTACTGACGTATTAAGAGTAAGAGGTTTAACGCATTCTTTTACAGGAAATAAGTCTCTTATTTTAACAGATGGTATCAACTTTCCTATGAGATTAGTAGATACTACTTGGACAAAATTAAATGGCTCATCAGATGTAGACAATGCATCTTTTGCAGAAACATATAAAAATAGATTATTTTTTGCAGGAATGAGTCAAAAACCACAACTGCTTGTTTTTACAGCACCAAATAGCGATAGTGATTTTAGTGCTGCAGGAGGAGCAGGAAGTATAAATGTTGGTTTTGATATAATGGCACTAAAAAGATTTAGAGATGCTGTTTATATTTTTGGAAAAACAAATATAAGAAAACTAACAGGAGACAGTATAAATTCTTTTGTAATACAAGAAGTATCTAATAGTGTAGGTTGTGTTGCAAGTGACAGTGTGGTAGAAATAGGTGGTGATGTATTATTTTTAGCACCAGATGGTATAAGAACTATACAAGGTACAGAAAGAATAGGTGATATTGAATTAGCAACAATATCAAAAAATATACAACAAACATTACAGTTAATAGATGTTGATTTTAATTTTAATCAATTAGTAGCTACAGTGGTAAGAGAAAAATCACAATTTAGATATTTTTTTGGTAAAAGTACATTAACTGCAAAAAATACAGGAGGATTTTTAGGAGGTCTAAGAACTTCAGATCAAAGAATGGGTTGGGAGTTTAGTGAATTAAGAGGGTTTCAAGCTAATTGTGTAACTAGTGGCTATATAGGAGATGATGAGTTTGTATTACACGGAGACCATAGCGGTTTTGTATACAGACAAGAACAAGGCGGAACGTTTCAAGATGATAATGTTTATGCTACATTTCAATCTCCTTTTTTAGATTTTGGAAATACAGAACAAAGAAAAATATTTTCACAAGTAACTATATTTACTAGACCAGAAGGAGACAATACGTTTTTAGTAACAGCAGACTATGATTGGTTAGACTCTGATTATTCTAGTCCTGATGATTATACAATAAATTCAACAGGAGGTTATGCAGAGTATAGAGATACACAAACACCATATAATACCGCAGGTTTTGTGTACGGTGGTGCTACTAAACCTGTAATACGACAAGGAATACAAGGTTCAGGACACGCTATACAATTTAAGTTTGTTACAACAGCATCAGCAAATCCATATACTATTTTTGGATTTGCAGTACAATATGGAGAGGCAGGAGTAAGATAATGGCAGGATATACAAGACAAAGTTCAAGTAGTATCGCAGATGGTGAGGTAATTACAGCAGCCCCACTTAATAGTGAGTTTGATGCATTACTAGCAGCATTTGCATTTAGTGGAGGCCATAATCATGATGGCACATCTACTGAAGGTG